TTGCAATCTGTCTCGTAAAATTAAATCTCGGCTTGCTTTTGCCATGTTTCATCATTTATTGGTTAAAGTTCTTAGTAGTAGTTGTGACCTACCACCCTTAATCCATGTCGCTCCTGACAGTGAATAGGTACGCAGTACCTCTTCCATGTCAACAATCTGACCATTTCAATCATTCATACCGAATGAATTGATATACGGGGTCGGTTTAGACGGACCATGGGAGATAAAATCACGACCATCGAGGAGATTGACGATAAATTGCAAGACCTGATTCAACTTTACCGGTTGATGTGGCCCAATTTCAACAGTATTGGGCCTGTCGACAAAGTTGTTCAACTCCTCCATCAAGCCTACAACGCCAACGGACAAATTGCTGATGCAATCGACAAAGGGTGGATCAAGTGAACATTTGTTTGCAATGTGGATTCGCTTTGAATTGGCAAAGTTGGGATGAAGACAGAGATATTCGTCAGTATTGTGACGGTCAATGTAAGGGGGAAGAAGAGTGACTACTACCAAAGACCATCTTACTGAGGCTGTGTGTTTGATGTGTGGCCATGTGGGATACGAAATCACATGGCGAAGCGGCAATTGTACCTCTTTGTTAGGAAATCCCATGAAAATGCAAGGACGAGCGCCGACAGTGTGGTTCTGTGTTGATTGTGCGTGGTGGAAACAATGAGTCGCCGTCGTTCATCTGACCCTGCTGACAAAATCACAATTTCATTACCGCGCTCGTTGAATAATCGATTGAACGAAAAGTTGTCCTACAAAATGTCAAGGTCCGCATGGATCGCAGGCGCGATTCGAGACAAATTGGATGGTGACGACTACAAATACAGACTATCTGAGATACCTTTGGAATCATTGGTTGTCACTGCGCTCAACAAATGCAATCCAAATACAGCAGAATACCAAATGCTCCTCACTGTTTACGATTTTGTCCGGAAACCGGAAACTTCGATGTGAGTAAAAATCACAACATTGTGACAAGAATTCCAACCATTTTGCAAATTTTAGAAAAAAAACGCTACACTGAGAGGCATCAAAGAGCTCAATTTTTGCAACTCCCAGGCGCGTCTTCACGTTCACTGGAAACTTTCCGGTATCCGGCAATCAAATCAATGTAGCAAGTTGAGGAAATTGCAAGAGAACGATGAGGTAGAGCAAACGCTCACACCAAACAATCCGTTCATTTTGTTCTTGATCTACAGGGGCCAATGGAATTTCCATGTTAATCAAAACATCAGGGTGTTGCCATTGTCAGCCAACTTGCGTGGTGGTTGCTGTGCGCGGATAGGACCAGCGACTAAACCACGACTCAATTCAAACCGAACCCAATCAGGTACGCCACCCAATCCCGGAGTGGTTAGACCAAATGCGGAGTCAAATGGTTGCATGGTCCGTGCGGAGCGCAAAAATGTGCGAACGGTTGCCGTGGTCATCATCTTTTCACTGTCAGTCGATGAATATGGGAGGAAGAAATCAGCAAGCGCATTCCCTCGAAGCATGCGTTCAGGCCTCATTCCACCATATTTCCACATTGGAAACACTTGTCCAACATTTCGAGCAGGTTCGATGGTGCGGCCTTGTTGCATCAAACTAATTCCCTGTGCCACACTTCGCTCACGGATGCAACCGAGGCCATATGATGTGGTTGACGCTTTTTTGTCATCGGAAGCCACATAGAATGAAAATGCAATGTTATCCACCAATGCTCCCGCAGATCCATGAATCAATCCAGTAATGTAGAGTGATGGTGTGTAGAATGAAAATGTTGGTTGCGCTCCTAAAAATTGGTTAGGAAACTGAGTAATGTCGAAGAATACATCTGGACTGTTGCTTTCGCATATAGCCTTCATCAATACAGTGTCCGAACCGGCCATTTGACCACGCTTGAGGTATATTGGACTAATGTTCATGTCTGAATAGATGATAGGATATGGCGACAAGAACCATTCAATAATCAATGGCGTATCTGTGTCTGTGTTTGGAATGGCATCTTGGAAGATATCCATTTGAACAATGTTGTGTCGAACGCCTGAAGCCAAATTGATTTGCTTTTGGACAATACCCAATCCACCAACCAATTCGATTTGAGGGATTTCAATGGTTTCTCGAATTTCCTTTAGTACCATCACTTTCGCCCCTTTTTCTTTGTTGATTTGTTTCCTTTTCGGTATTGAACGCCCATTGCTTTCAAGTTCAATAGGCCCTTCTTCTTACCACTCTTGAATACAATCTGATTCGACTTTTTGGCGCAATAGCGATTCCATGCGTTTGGCTTGCGTTTCTTCTTCGAGACCGTAGGAACGCTCTCCACGACAGCAGTGGCCTCCATAGCGTCGGTTGGAATGACTTGGGTCAATACCTCCCCCTCTTTGATGTAAATTTGGAAGGCAGGTGTGCCTTGAATCAAATACGCTTGGTAAGCGGGGATTGCAATCATGTCTACGGGGAAGACCGTTTCTTGGTCTCCAAGAATGAATCCAGCAATACCGCCAAGCGTTGCACCAACAGCCGTACCGCCAAGAGGAATGAGAGAACCAATTTTTGCCCCCGTCATTGCCCCTTGAGCACCTGCTGTTAGTCGTTCAGACAATTCTTCAGGGTCATCGAGATTGAGCCGTCGGGAATAGTACCGACCTTGTTGATCTGTTGGCAAACGCTCACCTCACAGGTCTTGCGCCTGAGTGAGCATCTCGGTCATGTCTGCTTCGGTCAACTTGACAGGTTCGCCAATAATCATGACATCGACTTCGAGTGTCGCACCTGCGTGTGTTCCCATGAAGTTGGCGCACACGCCAATCAATAGGTCTGAAACCACATTGTAGCCTTCAGGGTGAAGGTCAGGTGTACCAAAATGAGTCCATTGGTTTTGGAAATTCACATCTGCTGATGCGCCTTCACTGAGCGAAGTGCTCATTTCAAGGACACTGATAACATCAGGGGAAGCGATGCCAACATCTGCCGCATTCTCGTACGCGGTGGTTGTTGCGAACAGTTTGAGGGCGGCAAAGGCAGACTGAGTTGGTCCGGGAGCATTTGCAACCAAAAGAGGTTCAAAAACGCCATTTGGTTGATTTGGGGCTCGAACTTGGAAACGAATTTCCTTGATTGCCATGCCTTCTCGCTTCACAACATTGACGAAATCGGATAGATCAACACGGCCATACACCAAATCGGTATCACCTGAACCATCCACATCAAATTGCAATCTGTCTCGTAAAATTAAATCTCGGCTTGCTTTTGCCATGTTTCATCATTTATTGGTTAAAGTTCTTAGTAGTAGTTGTGACCTACCACCCTTAATCCATGTCGCTCC